TGATTCATGGAAAGCGTTGAGATAACCAGTTCCCTCATAAGCTGCATCTCTAAATGCAAAAATAGAAAGAACATTAGTTTTTAAAATCTGAACTTGAGCAGATAATGATTTATTCTGTTCTTCAATCATCGCATCTAATTGACCACCTGCGTTTTCAGTATCTTCAACAGCCTGTGTAAACTCATCGGAGGCTTGAACTAAGTGGATAAATGCCGTAGCACCACGCACATTCAAGTCTTCTATCAGAGTAGTTAGTAACTCTGTATTCGATGCAGTCTCAGGCCCAACTGCGGCAGCGAACTGAGCAGCTATCTCAGTTAATTGCATCATTTCACCTTCAGCATTTAGGATTTCTACTCCCATCTTACGGAAACCTACCTCAGCATCCATAGCACTTTCAGCAAATTCAGCCAATGCTTGTCTTAGACCCCTACCAGCTATACCAGCCTCTAAAGCTCTATTAGTCAATATCTGTAAAGCCCCTAACAATTGGTCAATAGATTGCCCTGTAGAGGTAAAGAAAGGTAGAGCAAACTTAACAGCGCTTGCTAAATCTTGATACTCAATAAGAGACTTCTGAATAGCAAAAGCGAATTTATCTGTCACTTCTGATGCTTGTTCCATTTCCATCCCAAAACCAAAGATAGTCTGGGCAGTTAATTTAGATATAGTATTGTGGTCTCCTTGTACAGCCATAGATAACTTCAAAGTGTGGGGTAATACTTCCATAGCTTCGTTGGCTGACAAACCTGCCGAAGCAAGTTGGTACATACCTTCTGCTCCATTTTGTACAGCAATACCATATTGGTTACCAAATTTCATTATCTCATTTCCAACTGTGAATAGTTCATCATGAGTTAAATTGAAAACAGAGTTAGCGTTAATTAGTTCGCGTTCAAACTCCATTAGAGATGTAGTAGCTCTGTGTATTTGAAAGCCTAAAGCAGTCATAATAGCTACGGTGTTTCGTAAAGCATCATTAAAATTAGTTCTAAGGGTGTTAGCCATCCCAGTAAATTGAGCCCCTATACCAGCACCTTCATCGTCCATATCGCTCATTTCTTGATTGATAGCGTGCATTTCACCATCAATTTGCTTTAATACCCCAAGTCTCTGTTTTTCCTTATTTACGACTTCCTTTAATTTTTCTAAATTTCGACGTTGTTGTTTTGCTTCTTTTGTAGTTATAGTTCTAACATCATTTACTGCTTTTTGTCTTTCTCTCTCCTTTGTTACTAGACGCTGAGCATTCAGTAAAATACCGTTTTGATGTCTAATTTGTTCTTGTCTTTCCATTTTATTCATTCTAGACATTCTTACAGCCATTTCTTGCATGGTACGCATGCCTGTAGCAGTTTCGAATGAACCTAAATTTCGTTGAGCAAAGGGTTTATTCATTTCTTTGGTTAAATCTTTATATTCTTGACTAGTTCTTTTAAATACTCGACGTGTGTTTTTTATAGATTGTTTACTCATTTTGTCTAAATTTTGTTGTAATTTTTGAGTTATGTAGGTTGAGGTTCGTTCTGCGCTGGTTCGAGCTGTTTGATTAAGTTTTGCTACATTTTTTTTATATTCTCCTGTTAAATCAGCAGATTTTGAAGCCAGTTTGATACGATTATGCATAGCTTTTATACCTTGAGCAAGCAAACTACCGGTCTTATTAAGAGCCTTTGGGCTCGGAACGGCTAATCCTATCGCGACACGCGCTGCAAAAACTTGTCCTGCGAAACCCATCTAAACACCTTTAAATGTTACTTTCTTTTTAATACCTACCATTTCCTCATATTTCCGTCGTTTCTCCATATATCGGGCATATTGTGACCGAATTTCAGGTTTATTCTTTGCTATTTCACTTATATCCGTATCTGAATAACCATCCATTGAGTGTAATGATTGGTATTCTTGAGAAGCTCTCAATAGTCCTTGTAACTCATGGTTAGGCGTATGTTTAATTTCATTCCAACTCATCCCTAAATCTTTCATTAGGGGTATATATAACAATACCGCATCAGGCGATTCTAGCATCAGTCGCGAAAATTTTCTTTCGCTTCTTCCTCAACGCCTAGTATTGAATTAGATATGGCATATCTAAGTGTTGTTGGTAAAAGTGCCCATTGTTCAGTACTGATTACTGGACCGTCTGGTTGCTTTTCATTAGCCTTTTCTAACATCTTTACCACTCTGTTAGAGCCTATTTCTTGATATATAGCCATTTTTTCTTCTTCCGGCATATCATCAGTTACACCAGTGAATTTTGGCTCTTCTTTTTCTGTTAGTTCACAAAATTGAAACTGAACTAACTTATTTCTATATTCTACTTCGCTTTTTTGCACCTCATCAGTGAGTGCTACTAATTCGTCCATTGACCAAATTTTCTTTTCTGTCATTATTATATCTCCTGAAGGGGACTCAAGTCCCCCTCAAATTATTTTAAACCTTAAATATTTCCACTACCGATAGCAGTACCATACTTAGTGCTTTTATACACTGGTTCAATATACGTCATTAACTCTAATGTTTCGTCCATTGTACCGTCTGTATTTACAGTTACAGTATGGCTTTGTACACAACATCCCATCAAAGTTACTATTTCTGAAGTAGCATTCCTTGTCTGTGGATTTATGGTTAAGAATATTCTATAACCGTGTGTTGATGTTGGTTGTTCTAAACCTGACCATGCTTCATTACTGCCAGAAATACCATATCTTATATCATTAAAGATTACATCCCATTCATTGTCCGTCTTTTTACGAGTAAAAGTAATGGTTGTTTCTTTCTTGATTTCAGCTTTTGTTTGAGAACGCATACCAAAGTATGAAATATCTTCATCCATAGCTCCAATACTTAATTCTACACTTGTCATTTGATGCCAGCTGCCTGAAGCACCTACTGGTGAACTAGTGTCTAATGGGTCAGCGAATCCTGTAGTTGCATCAGCAGTAGCAAACGTTCCATTTGCTGCTGTTTGAAGTCCATATGTTTGATTTTCCGCAGAACATGTTATGCTTACGTCTTTACCTAAGAAAAAAGCCATATTATCAGAGCTCCACTATAGGTGTTCGAGTAATATCAAACCCTGTTGGTACACTATTTGCTGTAGTGTTAGTAGGTGTTTTAGTTGTTGGATTTACAGAACTTGTGAATTCTATTGTTTCCTCTGTTACACCATCTGCGTTAAGGGATACTGTGTATCCAGTCACTGCGGCATTTCTTAGGGTAAAAATTTCACCCGGATTAGCTGAACCATCTGGCACATTACCTATTACTAGATGTACTCTATATCCATAGATACAATCTGTGGCTGAACCTGATTCAACAGTATCATACATCCAAGTATTACCGTCGTTAATATAATATTTATTTGCTGTCGTGTCTCCGAAAACACCAAATCTTGCACCTTGGCGATGGTCATCTTGACCGCCGGTGCCGCCCCAATCTGCCGCTTCTGAAGGACCATTGTATATAACTTCCCAAAAAGCATTCTTTTTCTTTTTGGTTACGGTTACAACGGTTTCTTTATGAAGTTCCACTTTTTGCATTATTTGTGGTTTACCCATAAAAGGTCCTACATCTTCGTCAGAAATACTTGTTGACAGGTCAATACCTGTCGCATCGCTTATAGAACCACTTAATACAGAAGCATCAGAGGCCATCGAAGGTATACAACTACCCGATGTTAGTCCTGAGTCTCTTATAGTAGCCATATTAGATATTACTCCCACTGCTTGAGGGGTACCTGCATCGCTACTACCAGCATTATGTGCTGATTCTGTGGTGACGTATAAGTCAACATCTCTTCCTAGGAAATATGCCATATTTTTTATTCTCCTTTTTTTTGTCTAGACTTTCAATACAGACACTTCACTCGTTACCTTTATTTTAGTTCCAGTTACTATATAAAGCTTTTGCTTATCTATCTGCTTGGAATCCTCCATCTCTCCAGTTCGCTACTTTTTGTCTGCGTGCTATGATAAATGGAGCCATAGATATATTTTGACCTACATCTCCTTGCCATGCACCCACACCACCTTGATTCCAAACACCTAAGAATCTTTTATTTGGGTTACCTTTGTCATCCCCAAACTGAAATTCTTCAGACATAGATGCTCTCATACCGTGTGGCATTCTATCGTACCATGATTTAGATAAATCATTAGCACTAGTAATCAGGCGTTGGAACCATCTTTGCATTGCTGGTTTACCCCCACCTTTATTTAAATTCTTCATAATTTGGTCATATAAATTTTTAGCTATTTCGGTAGGAACTAAAGAAACTGTAGAGTTTATACCTCCTACTCTCAAGTCATAAATACCTTGCTCTACATTAAAAGTTGTCCCTGTCATAGCTTCGGCATTAATTAATTCTGCCCTACCAGCACCTAATATAGCCTGTCCCAGTGCATCACTATACGCAGTTCCCATTAATTCGGTTGCAGATATATCTGTACCATAAAGTTCTTGGTCTAAAGCCCACAGAGCCATAGCATTAGCTAAACTATGGTCAGCTCCACCACTTAGAGCAATTACATCGCCTTGTAATGGTTTTTTAAAAAAAGGCATAGTAAAACCTTTTAATTTTTTAACCCCTGTTCTCATAATAGATAACCCCACGAAGCCATTAGGCATCATATTTTGATAAACATGGGATACGGCATGCTTGGTTAATTTTAATTCTTCAGACATAGCTTCGTTTCGACGACCTCTATCTAAAAATTGTTTTAAAGCTTTCCATTCTTCTTGTTTATAATCAGCTAAAGCACCTAAAGTAGCTCCTTTATCAGCATTAAGAATCCCACCTCGACGCATTGTAGAATCTAAAACAGTTCTTAAAGCACCAAAAGCCCCAGTTTTAGAGAAATCCTTTCTAAATCTCTCTTCTTGTTTAGGAGTCATAACACTAACAAAATCTCTAACCATTCTATTTAATCTAGTTGCTACGGACCCTACATGACTTCTAAGTGCAGAGGTCTCTTTCCCCTTTGGAGGCATCTTTTTTATATTCATCATAGCTTTATCAGATACGCCTTTAGTTTTTGCTCTGGATACTTCCATACTACGTACTGTCTCATCGAAATTATTTAAATTAGATGCTAAAAACCTAGCCATTCCTTTATGTTCTTCTAAATGTAAATCAAAACCTTGTGAAGAAAAACCGTAACCACGTTGTAACCTTCTATTTACTTCTGCTTCGTAAATATCTTTGGGCATCTTTTTCTGAGCTACTAACTCAGTATCTAACATTTTACTTAAATTCGCCAACCCTATCTCATCTACTATACGAGAAGGTACAGGAGACCCTATAAGTTCTTGTACTTTAGTCCCTACGTTATTTTCTAAAATTTCTTTAAAATCCATAGCCTTTTGTCCAGCGCGGGCTGCACTTTCTTGAGGTGCTACTTGATTAGCTATACCCCATCTTCCCTTAGCCCCATAATAACTACTCATATGGGCTAGTCTACCTTCACCTAGTCCCATATAAACATTACGCCTTACATCCCAACCATAACCTGTTGCATCAGCCCCATCATCACCCTCATCATTTGGGCCATAAGCCATATAACCTGTCCCTCTACCAGCAAAATCAGAATCCATATCTAATTTATATTGTTGTGTAAAAGGCATATAAGGAGTATAGCCAATAGATACATTTCTTAAAATCTCTTGCTTATAGAATGGCTCTGCCATTATATATTCATTAGTCATATTATCTACTATTCTTGAACACTACAACCATACTTGCAGTAGCCATCCATAAGTCTAAATCAGGATTATATGCTAAATCTCGGAATCCACTAAACATACGTTGGTCTACTTCAGTTGCGGCAGGTGTTCCCGTAGCTCCTTTAGTAATATTTGAAAAATCAAGGTCCATAAGTATATTAGCGCAATTAAGCATGAGATAATTAAGCAACCTTCTCTGTCTATAAGGCTGTGCTACATCTCCCCCTGACGTAGTATTGGTAACCGTAATAGAGCTTTCACTATCTACCATTATATGTATATTAAAGCCTACTCCATAAAGCTCCCCTCGTGCATCTGTTCCAGCATTGTTTGTTAATTTCTGGCCCATAAATTGCTGTTCCATCCCATTAGCTACCATTTCGGTTATTATTGATGGGTAATTGACATCGTCTGTTGAAGGGTATTGACCGTAAACAGTGACATCTGTGTCTGCCCATGCCGTAGCAGTGCTTGTCGCAGTACGGTAAGTGCCTAAACGGAGCTTGTCTATTAGAGCTCGTTCTATGTTGTTTAGGTGGTCTGGAGGATTAGTTGGCATTAGTTGTAAGCCCTCCTACGTGAATCGTTGCGTCCGCGTGTTCGAACACAATCAAAGATAATGTAACCGTCAGTCATATCTTTCAAGGAATGTACGTGCCATGATACTGATTTGTAATACTCTATATCTTTGACTGTTATTGTATCTGTATTATCTGCTGAAAAATCTATTTGTAATTTTCTAAAATCTGCTTCATATTGTGCTTCTTCTG